GAAGCGATCGAACAATAGAGAACCTTTGCCAAGATAAGGCAGGTGCGGAACCGGATAGTGAATTGGTGACATCGTTTTTTCCTTCCGTGTCTTTTCTGTTTCGTGCTAGCTCTTCACACTCGGATCGAGCCGGCTAGTTCTGTAGTGAATGATCAGGTGCAGCGCGGCGCCAGCAAAAATCACGTCGGACTCAACCGCCATCCACTTCATCGGACCTTCGGTCACGCCCATGGCGAGACCGTCAAATCTTTCGTTCGCCATAATCTGCTGCACCGCCCACAGATACAGCGGATCCACAGCTTCATCCGGCGACTGGTCCGCGCTCGGCGTCGTGCGCAGCTCGAGGACCAGGTTCAAGTGGCGCTCAACAATCGGCGCCTGAAATCTTTGCTTCGCCAGCGGCGTCGGCTCTTCATCCTCGAAATACGCGAGAATGGCCGGCAACTTGTCCAGCGTAATCGGCCGCGTGCGCTCGCGATGCACCGTCAATCCGGCTGGTGCGCCCGATTTCTGCAAAACCGCAATTACCGCGACAGCTATCTGCTCGCGAATCGAACTCATTCATCACCAGGCCGCGAGCACCGCTCGCACCCAAGTGTTTGCAGCCACGCAAACATAAATGTGCGTAGCGTCGTAAGCCCACGTTCCTGCTACTCCAGCAGAATTTGCCGCGAGGGGCGCAGCGACTGGCGCTTTGGTAAAAGTAGCCGCCCCGTAAGTTCTGACCGCTTTCTGCGAAGGAACAACGACGTCAGAATTCGCAGCTAAGGTTCCATCGATATCAACGAGGTCGAGGAGTTCATCGGCACTGACGTTTATTCCTGTGGTCTTTGCCATTTACGCTCCCCTTCCAATCGCAACCGATTTCGACGCCGGCTGTCTCATTGCTAGCCAGTAGCCGGCCGCTCCGACTCCATAAACTGTGTCGCCCTGCATCAGCTCCTGGCTGATGACGGCCTGGCTGCCACAACTTTCACAGCCGCCGTGCACATTCAACGGACCGACATGAAAGCAGTTACTGCATTCGTATCGTTCACGCACGCGCTCACGCCTTTCCCAAATACACATTCGTCAAATCCAGCTGCATGTGCGAATGCTGTAGCGCGAGGCGAATAACGTAATCCGCGCCATCCACCTTGATCGGCGTATCGATCGTCAGAACGCCATCATCGAACTCGTCGCTCAGCACCGTGACAATGATCTGTCGCCCTACAACCTGGCCGCGCTTCTGCGTACCCGCGCCAGCGCCGCTACTGAATCCGGACTCGCCTTCTATGACCTGATCGTCATAATCGAGCAATCCCAAAGTGTTCACAGCACCGCAAACTACCGGCACTCCGACGTCAGCCAGCATCAACTTAAATTCGGCCGTCGTTGCCGCATTCGAAATCGCCATGCGCTACTGATCGCCGTCGCTCAGATCGGTCGTCTCGCGCGATCGCCCGCGACGTGACGGTTTTGGGTCACGCGTTGTGGGAGCCTCGATCGTTGCCGTTGAATACGGCTGGCCCTTTTCCTCGCGCGGCGTCTCGTCGTGCTCGAGCGGATCGCCTTCGTCGGTCAATTCAGCCTGGCCGTGAGAAATCAATTGCGTGGCGATGTGCTTCGGCAATTCGTAAATGTCGCCAGGCTCGCCATCTTCACCAGGCCCCATCACGACGCCCTTGAGCAGTTTCACCTTTTCGGTTCGAACTGGCGCCGCCTCAGCAATCCTCTTTACCCGCATGTGTCCGTCCTCACAAAACTTATTTTGGGCAGCTCGTCAAATTACGAAGTCAGAACATCCTTCGCCACTGCAAAGCCTGATGGATAGCGCAGAGCCCAATCCGTCAGGATGAAAGTGGTCAGCTCAATCAGCCCCTGCTTCTTCAGCCGGTATGGATCGACGACCAGCTCAAAACCGCTGCCCCACAGGGCATTGATCAAAGAGCTGAACACGCCGACTATCAGCGCGTGACAGATACCAACGGCGGTGCCTTTGGTCAGGTTCTTGGGAACCTGATTCGAGGCGCGCGCCATCAGACCATCAATCTCGTTGTCGCGACCCCAGACCGGCGTACCGGTCACGTTTACTGCAGTTCCACCCGCTGGGTTGTAGAGCAGGACCGGAGTGCGCTTGAACAAGCCCTTCACTCCGGGCGTGGTCAGCCAACCAAAATCGCCAATCTGATCGGCGTTCACATCCTCGAGCAATTCCTGCATCAGCGTGATGTCGTCCCACACCGCCTTGCCGCCGTTGCCGGCATCAGCTTCGACGACATAGGCCTGGACACCCGTGGTGTTCAGGATGCCCCTCGGATCGTTTGCTGCACCGGTACCGCTGATGCCAGCAGAATCGATCGCGAGAGCGCAATCGCGTGCCAGGTCCTGGCGGACCAGGTTATCGATGTCGAGCACAGCCTGCGCCAGCAACTGGCGGCTGTAGGAAGCGCTCGACTGGTAAGTTTTCGGCGAGAGCGTCACCTGGCTGAGTGTCAGGTTGCTGTCAGCCACGTCGGCGCCTGGGTTTTCTGCCACCCAAGATCCGGAGGCTTTGGCGGTCTGTTTCGGAAATGCGACGTTGCCCTGCAATCCGCTCAGGGTTTTCGCGCCCAGTTCTTTCAACCGCACTTGGTTGTATAGGAACTGGATGAATTCGCCGGGCTCGGTGAATACGGTTTCCAGACCTTTGGTCGCGGTTTGCGCGGTCAATGTGGTGGCAGCGCGGCCGAGCATTTCAGCAGCCAGCCGTGCCCGCTCCGCATCTACCTTCAGACGGTAGGGGACAAAGATGCCGCCACGCGACTTATAGCTTTTGGGCAAGCTCTTCGCGATCTCGTCAGAGATTTCAGTCTCGAGCGAGGTCTCGCGCTTGTTTTCCTCGGTGTTGCGCACCAACGTCATTACGCCACGGCAGAGGTTGTACTGCTTCTGCTCGCGCTCGTTGAGCTCGACCATAGTCGACTCGGCGGCGGGCGTGGAAATGGCTTTGCCGCGCTTCGCCACATCGGCGAGAATCTCGCGCGAGGCCATGTCGACCGTCAGGTCCTTCATTGCGAAGAGTTCGGACTGGCGCTTGGCGTCGATGCCGTGCGTGTTGCAAAGCTGAATTATTTCCTGAACGTGTTTGGGATCCATGGTTCTGACCTCGACTCTCGTTGATTGCGCCGGCGGCGCGATTTGAATTGCGGAACGAACTGAAACGGAAAATTCTTGTTGGCCGGCTGCGGCGCGTCCGGCGCCCACAGATTGATCAGCCGGAACGGCCACAGTGGAGCCTTCCATCGGCATCCACTTGGTAACGCGGTAAGTGCGCTGCGTGCCGTTATCGTCTTTCTGCTCTTTTTCGAGCACCATCTCCATCACGCGATAGCCAACCGAGGTAAAAGGACGGATGCCGTCCTGCACATCGCGCTTGATGTCCTGGCCGCGTTGCGATCGCGAAAACCGGACGTCACCGCGCAGCTTCTTGCCTTGCACGCGCATGTTCTCGATGATTCCCACCTGGTCGCCGGTATCGTGGTCGACCAGATACGCCAGGCCATTGCCTGCGCGCGTCATGTCGACGCATGCAGAAGAGTGATCGAGGATTTCTTCGCCGAACCAACGCGGGACTGGCGTCTCAGAGGAAAACGACATTTCGAAGACATCGCTATCCCGCTGTTCTTCGTCTTCATCGTCATAATCGGGATCGTCAGGATCGTCTTCGGCTTCAGCGGCGGTGCGAAATGCTGCGACTTCGGCGGTAGGTGCGCATTTCTGCTCGGCGGCCGGGTCAATGCCATGTTTCGTTGCCGCTGCCATCAGCCGGCGCCAGGCGCGGGCTTTTTGCTTCGCGTCCGGCATCTCGGTCTGATCGAATTTCGCGATCGCATCACGGATCAGCCGTTTGGTTTTCTCGGCATCCCCTAAAAACCGGATTGCCAGCAGCCAGCTTGCGACGCGGGTGAGGTCACCGACATAAGCAAAGCAGCGAGAGGGAAGATTGGCACCGTCGACGCGTTTGGTGCGCGCCTTGCGCACTGCAGTGACCTCGAGGGGCACAATACGGGTCAGCTGAGGCAGTGCATTCGGAGTTTCGACGGTGCTCGTAGCCATTTCGGGACTCGAATATGCTCAGGGTGCGGTGCAGCGTGCCAATGCGACAACTGGAGATTCGCTTTAGTGCTGCCTTCCTCTCAGGATCTTCAACAGCTCGTCATCGCTAAGCCGCAAGGTCTCATTCACGAACGAGATCGCCTGGGCTGTCGTTTCGAAATTGTGCACGGCCTCTGGCTTCTTCCCGCGGACCTGAAAAACAACGACCATGCGTTGCACATCCGCTTCAGCGTCCAGAATCGATCGCAATTTCTCGCTCATCGACTTCACTACAGCAGCTCCAACAATTTCGCCGCCGCTTTACGCGTACGTCCAATCTTGGTTGCTTTCGTATCCGCCGGTTCGTCCTGCTCTTTGTCGGCGGCCGGATTTTCGTCAGGGTCATTCTCGTCATCGACGGCCGCGGGATTGTTTTGCGTGCTCGGCCGCGACGG